CACAATTTTCCTCGTCAAAGTAGGATATTTTAATTCGGTTTCTACTCGCTTCGATGCGATCTTCAATTCGCTGCTTGGGTTGAATAAATACTCTAAGCCCTTTCTTTCGTGCAGTTTCTTGCCTAGATTGACCAGATCCGAATTCTTGAACGCGACCGTCATGCGGCCAGACGTGTCTGCCGTATTTAAACCCTCTTCCAATAATTTCAACACCTTCAGAAACCTCCGTCACCTTTCCATCATAGGCGGCTTTGGCATCCAACACCTTAATGTAGTGGTCAATACCTTCACCGTGGAACTCATAATAATCTATATAATGGTATTGATTTCCGATCTTTTGCCGAAACCAAATAGTACACTTGTCTCCAACACCAATATCCCAATGAGTATCAACAGGATGGCGAGGGTCATAAGCCACTTTACCAATACGGCCAGCTTTCTCCGCTTGGATGAGGAGGTGCCCATAGTAACTTCCTAATATTGCGGCGGTAAATGAGCATTCTAATTCTTGCTCGACCTCTGACTCGGTGAGGTCTTCTTGCATCTCTTCAATTTCTTCCAAAGCGAGAACACCAGTTTCGCTAGCTTTATAAAGAGCCGTAAACCATTGAGAAGATATATTATATTTCCTAAAAGCTTCATATTGTTGCCTAGTCTCAGAGTCAACCGAATCAAGTATATCACGCATTTGGATTTGTGAGGTGTCCTCATCAATTCCATGCACTTGCTCAAAATCTTCCCAAACTATGCGCTCTTCCACTAAATCGTGCGTCTTTTCATACTCCTTACAATAATTTTCATTATCAATAGCCGATCGATACCGTCGATAAAAGTGATTCTGCCCCTTAGGTGTACCGATAAAAATTACCCAAGGTTCCAGTTTATTTCCGGTCAAGTCCGTTTTAATGCCAAGTTCAAAAGCAATTTTCTTTCTATCACCCAATGCAGGGCGAACAATCTGTCCCCATACAATTGGGTCACACTGGGCGTACTCATCCATAATAGTGCCATCCAAATACAGACCTCGAAGGCTGTCAGGGTCATCGGCACCGATTAACATTATCTTTATATGATCTGGCTGATGTTCACCTGTCTTTGGACAAGTCCGATCCGGTCGGGTGATGTAGATAGTGAGTTCTGATCTATTTGCCTTTACGTGCGGAAGGTGCATTGTGTAGTCAACAAAATATTGCCATGCTACCTGTTTCGCCTGCTTGTAGGTCGGAGCGATGTAGGCGTATTGCGGATTTCTCATAGTGTTAGAAATAGCACGATGGATAAGGTGGTTAACCGCTAGCACAGTTTTACCAAAACGACGATGGCATACCAAAACATTAAACCTACGGAGTGAGTTATGTAGGAGAAGTTGTATTTTCCTCGGCACATAACCAGTAGTTATGCGCTTAATCTGCTTCTTTGTGGTGGGATTAGTGTCGGGTCGAACTTCATCCAACCCGACATATTTTCTTGTATTTTCTATAGATCATCGTCCTGTTCTAAAGATTGATTAACTGCGGCTGTAATTAACTCAACTGCCTTAGACTTAGTAACTCTTGCCGGAAGTTTTATAGCATTCGCCTTAGCGATCTTCTTCAATTGGACTAATGAGGTCTTTTTGTCATGGATAAATGCCAAATCGATCTCTTCCGTAAGTTCAGCAGGCTGATCTAAATCTTCTGTCTCACCTAATAGGTGTGCTGCCAGAGACTTAGCAGTCCAATCACTTTTTGTCGGAACAGCAACATCACGTAAGATCGCAAGAGACATCATACCTTGAATATCTAACATCCCTCCTTTAATCTTCTCCTTATCGTCATCCGACAATCCACCTTGAGCAGGATTATCAGGACTTACTCCGATGTTAGCAGCAGTCTGCTCTATCATCACTCGTTCTTTAATCTTCTGCTCAACTGTCTTTCTTGGCGTACTGGGTAATGTCGTTTTACCCATAAATTTACTGAAAGAACCATCCTCATTCAAAACTCTCTTCATTTTTAGGTCTCCTATGACTATATCCTTATTAAAATAATAACATACTACATATTTCTAAACTATATCAAATGCTGCATAGCATTATACCTATTATAGGGTTGGCAGAATATTTACCTAACATACTGTCAGCTTAGGGGGAAATTTGGGCTAAACAATTATTATTGGGGTTGATTGCAAAAAATAATTTCTTGTTGTGGTCGGAACGCCTCCCCACCTCCACCTCCTTTTTGGGGGTACCCACCCCTTGACCTTTATACAATTGTCCACCTTACCTCATTTTTTCACCTACCCAAATGTACAGGGGCGGTCAATTATACATTTGGGTAATATTTCGCGTTCACTCGGGCAGCACTGGCAAGGTGGACAATTGGGAGTGTGGACAAATGTACAGACTAATTGGACTGGACAATTGTACAGACATTATGTCCCTAAAATAATGTACATCTTATAAAGTGTGGACAAATGTACAGACTCCAAGCCTCTCTAAAAATCTTAACCAGTCTTAAAGTATGGACAATTGTCCAGTCTAACTATGAATTTTTTACTCTCAAGCTGGAAGTATGGACAATTGTACAGACTTCCCTTGACTCTATTTCATAGTTAGTGATATCACTTTTATCAATATTATCGACCAACAAAAGGAAAAACATGAAAAACATCAAAGAAACGACATTAAACCTTTACACTATTATTATTGTGCAAGCATCAATCTTTTATACTGCCTTTACTGTTATTGAGGCATCATTATAATAACTAGTTAAACAATAGGAGACCAAAACATGAGAAGAAGTACAGCAGAACAACTAATCAATTTATTTAATGTGGCGAGCAAAGACGAGACTCGACTCCACTTAACAGGTATTTATTTGGAGCCTATCGACGATGATACAGTGCGAGCTACGGCAACTAATGGGATAGCCTTATCGACCATCGTCATCCACGACGACATGGTGCCATGGAGAGCGGTTAATCCATTTATCTTAGCCCCTGAAGCGAAGAAGATGCTACAAGCATGGGTTAAAGACATGAAGGCATTGAAGCGAGAAATCAGTGACGGAACTAAACTTTCATCTGGCAATGATGCAGTAAATTTTGTGTTATGTGCCAGTACTGGCGTGAAATATAAGCTACCAATACTTTACAGGGACTACGTGAAGTATTCAGCTATTTTGCCGAGTAACCAAGAGACGACTCACACTAAGGAGCTATCGTTTAACGTGGATGAGCTGATAAACCTATGTAAATCCCTCGGTAAGCGCAAGATTAATCAAGTCACGCTCCAGTATGAATCCAGTATGAAGCCTATAATTGTTAAACCAATTGGCACCAAGAACGTATTCACAGAACAAGTAGATACAATGCTTCTAATGCCGGTACAGGTATGAAGGGGACACCAAACAATGGAAAAACGTATGAAAAAGCCAATACAAATAAATTTTAATAATTATAAATCGCAGATGACTGAAAAAGACCTAGACGAGATTCACGAGCTGCTAGCTAAAGGTTGCAGGAAACACAACAGAGATCTTCTTTGGCTAAGGCTAACGACTCAACGCAGCCTAATTCCTGAGTATGGGATTATGAATAGGTTAATTAAAGATACTTACGGTTGGCACTACTGTGCTGGCCAGTCTTACCCTGATGAAATACGAACGGTTAGGAAAATTATATTGGAGTTACGGTGAACCCTGCAATTATATGTCCCGAATGCAATAATAATGAGCTAGTTTTTAGAGTTGAGTCTGTCAACAGTTACTGCATTTATATTCCGAATTCTCAAGACAAAACTCCGGAAGTTGCCCATAGAGCGTATGACATACAAGAAACTGAAAACAGTTGGGTGTGTTGTGACTACTGCGGAGCTACCAGTGAGGATAGCCCGGATTTTTCTGAAGAGGTCTATAAGATATGGATGTCATTATGAACCACCTAGGCTATTGCGTACACCAATTAGACCTATAGCAAATCATCCTCATTAGGTTCAATCTCTTTATAATCCGCCTCAATGGTTTTAATATCTGTTAACTGTTGAGGCGGATCTTTTTTTGCCGGAATACCAGTATCAATCATATAGACAGTACCTTGATGCGTGTGGACTTCTTCCCTCTTGTCTTTGAAGTCTTCTGGAGCGGCATTTTTAGCATAGAATATAGCCGCCGCTGCATTCCCTTTAGCCTTGCCAGTACCTAAATCAGTTAACATCTCTTCAATCTTCCCTAACCTTCCCTCAAATGCTATCTTCTTAGCCTCTGCCCATTCAGCATGGGTCTTCTCCCACTTATGCATTGCACTGGGATTAACGCCTAATTTAAAAGCTAAACTCTTATATGACTTCCCTTCGACACACATATGCTGAAACATAACCTTTATAAACTTACTATCATATTTCAGACCGGAGTCGCCCTTGTTATGACCGCCTCTCATTACATAATCGTATAAATCATCAATCCTCTCCTTATTTTCAATCTCTTCTTTCTCCTCTTCACTCAATTCTTTATAGGTTAATCCCTTCTTTTTAACTAAGCTCATAGTAAATCACCTCCAGACTCATAGTATTTTACTACACTTTCACGATGTTTGTGAGTATCCTTATTATAATCAGCAGTCTTTTTGCTATGGCACCTCTCGCACAATCTTTGCAGATTTTCGACATCACAAAACAATCTCTTAAACCAGATATCCAGATTCTCAATAGAACAATCCCCATATCTAGTATGACTCTTAGGCCCTACCACAACAAAGCTGCCAACCTCTTCGATATGATCGACCTCAATCTCATGTGGCAAGAACCAACCACCGCAACCATTACATTGATAATGGTACACTTCCCTCTTGTGGTTAGGATGTCTCATTTTTTTGCCATGTTTAGCACCTTTTATCAGTAAATCTCTATGAATCTGACTGGCAATCTCTCTAATTTTATTTTTAATTCTTTGTATCTGCTTCCTGTTCATGCAATATTTTCCTTTCAATCCCTCAATACTGTACAATTGTATAGATAAATGATACTACTAGATTGACCAAAACACAAAACAAGGAAACCTTTTGGGGTTTCAAGATAGGAGTAACACGCCATGACATTATTTGAGTACCTATCAGTCTTCAATATTCCTAAGAGAGAATTTGCCGAGCGCATTGGAGTATCTGAGAGCGGATTGTATAAGATTATCAACGGCACAAGAGAGCCTAAGCTACTGACTGCTATTAAGATTTATAAGCTAACTAGTGGATATGTGGACTATTCTGACCTACTGGTAGACCCATCTGAGGCAGATATAGACATATCAGACAGTGATATGTTATAATGATTTTAAGACAGGACGTAAGACCCCTGATTTTTTTGTAAAAAGTTGTGAAAAACAAACAGATGAACTTCACCTTTTTATATTAGTTTAAATAATGTAAAAACGAAAAAATGCATTAGTTAAAGTAAATATAAAACACAAAATTTTCAAATCTCAAAAAAAAAAAAAAAAAATTTTCCTAGGCGAATGATTTCAGTATTTATAAATTATAAATTATGGGATTTTTGCGCCCTTTTTAAAGTCTGTACATTTGTCCACACTTTTTAGTCTGTACATTTGTCCACACTCCCCGAATGCTTATTTTCCGCCTAAAATCTGTAGACTCCTAGTGTTATAATATTTACACTAATCGGATTTGACATCATGTAAATTTTTCTGTTTTATAGTTGAGCGCTATGTAAAAAAATTTATAAGAGGGAGTGGTTAAAATTGAAACGACAGCTAGAATCACTAATTAATGAAAATTATCAAATTCGCAGAGTACTCTCAAAGAAAATTGAGCTAATGGATGGAACCTCTATTAATGTGGCCGAAATTGACAGCGCTTTGCATTCACTTTTAATTGAGAAGCTCAAGGGCGAGGATCTTAATCAGTACACCAGACTAGACCCAAACAGTAAGAGGACTGAACTGGTTAAGGTGTTTCAGACTATTGCTCATAGGCAAAAGGATGAGAGGGATCAGGAGCGATTAGAATCAGAGTATGAGGCGCAAGCTGAGGAGCATGGGATAGACCTCTCAAAGCTTATTGTCTTATGTGATACGTATGATGATAGGGCACTGACATTCTTATATGATGTGGAAGAGGAGAAGCTCTCGGAGTTTTCATATAAGGCGGTTAAAGAGTTTCTGGTCAATGATAAACTGCTTCATAGCCTGCCACGTCGACCTGTTAAGGTGTTTTATGATCCCATGAGTACGCCAAATTATTTGTCGACTGAATCGATTGACGGTCAGCAAGTAAGTAAGATAAATATCTATAAAGAGCCTAGTTGGTTGGAGACCTGTCTAGAGAAGTTTAATTTTGAATCTCCCTCTTTTTTTATATGGCGTAAGAATATGAAAGAGGTTCAAAGAACGGATCTTCCTCCGCTGGCTAGGCGCTTTTTTGAACACTTGTTTCCCGACCGACTTTCACGTGAATATGCCTACAGTTTTATTTTTGATGCCCTTACTTCAAGGAATGGGAGTGAGTATATTTTAGTGCTTTCTGGCCCTACTGGAACTGGTAAGACTATATTCGCCGAGAAACTGATGAAACGGCTAGTAGGAGCTAGTAATTGGGCGGCAGCGTCTAAGAACCTGTTTAAATCGACTTTTAATGGGGTTCTGGAGAATAAGCGGCTGATACATGTGGATGAAGCGAGGGTGAGTCAGGATACCTACAGCACAGTAAAATTATACGCCAATAAGGTGATGAATATTGAGCGCAAGGGGATTGATGCTGAGAACACGACTGAGCTATTCCTGAGCTTTGTCATCACCAATAATGTGGTAGGTCAATATTACATACATTATGACGATAGACGAAACTCGGTGCTAGAGATAACCAATAAGAAATTACTGAATGAATGGGATAAGACAGAAGTTGATGAATTTATTAAGCTTTTAAATGATGAGGACTTTATCTATGAAATAGGAGAGTTCATTCTGACTAGATCATGGCAGAAGGATAAAGAGCGCAGTAAGGACTTCTCAATTGAACAGTTTAGAGGGGATAAATTCTATAAATTTGTGCAAAGACACCTTTCAAGCTGGCAAAAGCTGCTACTGAGGTTAGTGATGACTAAAGGACGCAGAGGAGAGACCGAAATAACACTAGATGAGGTGATACGTAAGATGGAAAATGATGGAAGACGCAAGACTGTACCGCAAGAGGATACAATAATTGAATTTATCAATGCCTACAGGCACTTAAACCAGTATGGACTTGGGGTAGTTAAGACTAGATATGATGATGAAGATGGACTGGCCGTAAACACGATAGAGATAGATGATTATTTTATCGTAAATGAAACGAATGAACAGAGCGGATCAGATGATGAGGAAGAAGAGGACATACTGTGAGGAAGAAAACTGATGAACTACTTAAGGCGCTGGAATGGTGTATTGAAAACAGAAGATCTTTTTGTTTACAGCACCAAGCTCGGCACAATTGGTATAACTTTGAATATTATGATGAAACATTGAAAAAAAGCATCACTACTGCCGCTGATAATATTGATAATCTAGCGGTTAGGGTTGATTTAATTAAACGAGGGGAAGCGATAAGAAGGGGTGAAGATCCTGATAACAGCGCTTTCGAGACAAAGGATGAAAGAAATGATGAAAAGAATGATGAGGGGATTGATGGAGATGAGGATTTGTTATAGTATTGTAACGTACATTCGCCAAAAGTGGTGGCGTTTTATCGACCGAATAATAAAATTTTTATATCGAAATGGAGACATGATTTTACTGGCATTTGCCTTAGCGTTTATGCTGGTTTTAAGCCACGTCATATACTTTTTTACAGGCATTTACGCCATTTAGTGAGGGTTACCAAGTGACCAAGACTGAAGAGATTATATTGAAATATTTTAAAACACCTTTCGACCAAGAGGAAGCAAATGAGATTCTACAAAGTGAAAACGCGATTAAAAGTCACACTGCAATTGCTATTGTTTTTGGCATGCTTGAAGCTGGTAAGCTCTTGGGCAGACAGGACGAGCTAATTGCAATACTTAATGACAAACCAATAGAAGGGGAAGATCTATTATGAACTTAGAGACTGATATAAGACACTTACAGGAGAAGGTGAAATTTAATGCAAACAACAAAAGTTAAAAAAGGCGTTGAAATATTGGATTTGCTTAACCTGACAGAAAATATGAAAGAGTTATTGCTAGGTGCATCTTGGTGGTTCAAAATGCATGAATTTGAATTCGTAATTACGTCAATTAAGTCAGATCGTGAAAATGTTAAATCGGTTTCAAGCACACACGAAGACGGGCGCGCGGTTGACATTAGATCGAATCACTTAAATGAAAAGCAGATAAAAAGGTTTATTCAATTTTGCGAGGACAATTATAGTCACATAGGTGCAATTAGTGCAAAAGACAACGTGGTTCGCCCATGTGTTTACCATAACAACCATTTTCATTTGCAAGTACGAAGAGAGAAAACCTTAATCGATAAAATGAAGTTTTGGAAATAAACTAAGAATTTTTCATAGTTATTAACTAAATATGCGTGATGTTAACAAAAAATTGTTAGAATCACGATTAGGCAAAGGAGATGGAATGACCGAAGAAAGCATAATTTTTGCTTGGTATGACATTGAAAACGATGTGATTTTAACAAGCGGTCATTTAGACAGCTTGTTTTACGGTTTATACCGATGCGACTGGGACAGGTTTATTTTATTGGGGGAGCTATGAAAGATAAACACGCAACACCACCAGTAGTCTTTGTTTTAGAGGAAAAGATTGCCGAGCTAGAAAAGAAACTAGCGGAAGCGGTGAAACACATAAAGCAACATTGCGGAGATGCCTTAATTTGTCCAGAGTTAACCTGTTATCACTCCATGGACAAGATAAAAAAAACGGAAGAGTTTTTGGAATCCCTTGAAGAAAAGGAGGGTGAGTAGATGAATACATTTTACGTAATTGAAAAAGGAAACTTATATTTAGGAATTAGCTGCGGTCAGTTTAGATATCACAGTTTAGATGGAGCTATAAAGTTTCACGATGTCGTCAGCGCAAAAGAGGTGAGCAATGTTTTAGGCCAAATGTTTGGAAGCATTTCAGATGAGTTTAGAAACGTGAAAATTACCGAGCATATAACAGAGTTTGATGACGAATTCCCTGAAGAAAAGGAAGGTGCGGAGTGGATAAAATAGACACCAGTCATCAGGCATATCTTAGAGCATTGGCAGACTTTATACTGTCAATGCCTGAGGTAAAGCATTGTGTAAGAGATATGATTATTAAAGTGTATATGAGAGATATCCAAGAAGGGGGATTTGAAATGGTCAACCCTGACCTAGTCCACCTCAGGTTGAAAGAGTTTCCTGATTATAATGAGTGGAAACAAAACCTAATGAACATACACACCTTACAAAAGGTGGGGAAGATTATCGGCCATGCTGGAATGTTTAAAAATTAAACAAGGAAAACTGTTCCTTGACTTTGAGTACAATGGATCAAATGAAAAGAAACTAAACCTAGTTTCATGTGTGGTCTATGTGTACGACAAGGATTGGAACTTTGAGGAGTCCGAGCGCTACTGGCTACATGATAATAAGGATGTGCAAAGGGAGCTAGTAGAGACTCTCTTCCATTACAAAAAACGTAACTATATGTTTATTGCATACAATGTGATCGCTGAAGCACGGTCACTATTGTCCTTAGGTATGAAGGTTACGGATATTCACTGGGTAGATCTATGGCTTGAATACCGTAACCTTTTAAACCACAACCATAAGCTTTCATACGGTAAGCAGTTGATTAAAGGTAAGAAGAAAATAACCAAGCCTAAGGTGAGCTTTTATGACAATGACAGTGAGAACCACGCTAAACCTGAAGATGGGTACGCAGCAGCTTGCTATAAATTATTGGATGAAGAAGTAGATACAGATCGGAAAGATCGGATTAGGGAGCTGATCATTTCTGGTAATCGAAAGGAAATCGAGCGGCATCGTGATGAGGTACTAGAGTACAACGAGGATGATGTCGTTCGACTTCCTGATATGCTGAAAAAGATGATGGCACTATATAAGAGGAAGTATAGGACATCAGATCTTAAACAGTTAAAACAATGGATGATTAACAGAGGAAACTACTCTGCTAGAACAGCTCTCATGGAGCAGCTAGGTTATCCGGTTAATTACGAGTACATGAGAAATTTCGCCGACAGTGTTGGCGATATACTAGGAAAGATACAGGGAGAAATTAATGAGCTTAACAGAAAACACGGATGGATACCGGACGCTGACCCCTTTAAATACGATATTAGAAAGGGAAAATATAGTTGGAACCAAGTTGCCACACGTAGTTGGATTAAATCTATTGAACCGAGTTTGCCACACAATTGGGACAAGACTGACCCCTCTAAGCTACACCCCAAAGGTCAGTATTCGCTATCGGCTGAAAGTTTCCAGAAGTATTTCCACGACAGGCACTCCTATTCGCAAGAAAGTCTGGGTAGCCAGTTCGTTAGATTCCTTAAGACAAGACAACACCTTGCTGGATTTTCTAACAGTTCAAGGAGCACAATATGGGATGCGATTGGAAGCGATAAACGAGTCAGGCCGTACTTTAATATATACGGAAGCCAGTCAAGCCGATCACAGCCGTCCAGCACTACGTTCCTCTTTTTAAAATCAGCGTGGATGAGATCTCTATGTGAGCCAGCTAAAGGTATGGCCATGGGTGGGATCGACTGGAAGTCTCAAGAGGTATTGATTGCAGGACTTGAAGCAGATGATAAAAATTTATTAGAGGCGTATCACTCGGGGGATGTCTACCTGTGGTTCGCCAAGAAAGTAGGAGCTGTACCAAAAGATGCAACTAAGAAAAGTCACGGAGATATTAGAGACAGGTTTAAGGCTACAGTGCTTGGTATCATGTACCTCATGGGAGCTAAGAGCTTGGCTGCAAAGATTACGAATGATACCGGAGTTCCTACTTCAGAAGAGGAAGCACAAGAGCTGATTGATTTATTCGATGATCTGTTCTACTCCTATGCTGACTTTAAGGATGACTTCTTTCATCACTATAAAAATGTAGGTTATGTCACCTTAAAAGACGGTTGGACTATGTGGGGTGATAATCCAAATCACCGCTCTGTTAAGAATATGCCGATACAAGGGGCAGGGGCAGATATCATGCGCCGCGCAGTCACTTATGCACAAGACCTCGGGCTGGCAATACCGTTCACTCTCCATGATGCCCTTTATGCTGAGTTCAATAGCGAAAATCTTGGGGCGATGGACTCTCTTAACTACGCTATGATTGAGTCATTCCAAGACTACTACCCCAGATATAGTAGGGAAGAGAAAATGGTTGGTACTGACGCTAACATCTGGAGTCCTGACTATCCTGAGGGAAGGGAGTATGTAAAAACTCCCAAAGGGTTAGTGGTGAAACGAGAAAGAATATATGTAGATGAACGAGCAGGGGATGAATACAATAAATTCAGTCGCTACTTTCAGCGAGATGAAATATTAGACTTACTATAAGGAGAAAAGAATGAGTCGAAGAGAACGAACAACAAGAAAGAAAACATCATCTAACAGAAGAGCAGAGAAAAGATCTGAAGGAAGGAGAAGGAGAAACTATGTCCATCGTAATGCACCAAGATTCCTACACTCATGGGACAAGTGGGACGAAGGTGACTGGGCAGAAGGTATTGTAGTTGGAAGCGAAAAGGATAAAAGATTTAAGAGAATGAACTACATCATCAAGCTTGAGGACTTCGATTTAGAATGTGAAGACCAGAACGGTAATCCGATTAAGGTTGGGGATAACCTATTACTGAACGGTTGCGGTTGTTTAGAGCGTAACATGCAGGGAGTTCAGAAGGGTGATGCTGTTAAGGTAGTCTACACTGGTCAAGTTGAAGTTAGCAGCGGTGACTGGGAAGGCGAGCTATGTCATACCATGGATGTCTATGTAGCAGAAGAAGGTGGCGTACCGGACGAGCTTGATGAACTTGGTGCGGAAGAGGAAGAAGAGGAAGATCTATGATAGAGCCTAATGTCTATTGGGACATGCCGGACGATGAATATCATAAGCAATACAGTCGGGAGGAGCATTACTACAGCTCCTCTCAACTTAAAACTATGTTAGAAGATCCGCATAAATTCCATAGAGAATACATTTTAAATAAACCAGAGCCAACACCTCAAGCTATGCAAGATGCTTTTGACGTCGGAACTATCTTTCATCTTGCATTACTTGAGCCGGATAAACTGAAGGGTAGCTTTGTAAACTTTAAGGGCGGTCAAAGACGAGGGAAAGTCTGGGACGATTTTAAGGAGAGGCATAAGGATAAGATTATTCTAACTGAGGGTATGCTTAAGGATGTCAAACAGTTAAGAGCTAACTACGAGGCGAGCGAGCTATGTAAGTCCTATCTTGAGGGTGGGGAATATGAGGTGTCCTTCTTTATTAAGTTCCATGGGGTTAATGTTAAGGTTAGGACTGACTGCCTTCACACTGACTACATCGTCGACCCCAAGAGTACTAAGGGTTATGTTCATCGAGCAGATATGATTAAGCAGAAGATCAAGACACTCAACTATGATCTATCGGCTGCCCTTTATCTGGATGTGGTTAATGCTTGCATTGATCACTTTGAGTTAGACATTCCCTATAAGGAGAAATTCTATTGGATCTTTGCTTCTAAGGATAAGAAGACACCAGCTCAATTGGTGGACGCTGAGAACTACATTGAGATGGGTAGAGCTAAGTACATGAAAGCATTGAACCTCATCAAAAAGTTTGAGCGACAAGACTGGGAATTAAAAGAAAGTATTATGGTGCCAAGACCACCTAAGTACGAATTAAACGAATGGGTTAAGCCTAAAGAGGATGACTCAGAATTATTATAAGGAGACTACAGTGCAAGTTACACAAATTGTTTACACTAAAACAGTACAAGAGAAAGACTACGAACCAGAGATGATGGAAGCGACAGCTAACCTAGAAGAGGGGGAAGACTTTGAAGAGGCTGCGAAGGAGTTACGTGCGAAAGTTCGTGGAGTTCTTGGTATTGGAGGATCGACTTCTACTACTAAGAAGAAAACTTCTAAAGCTGAGACGGAAGAGCTGCCGGAGTTACCAGAAGAAGTAGAAGAGGAAGCTCCAGCTAAGAAGACCACCAAGAAAACTACTAAGAAGACCACCAAGAAAACTACGAAGAAAGCCGCATCCCGTAAGAAGCCAGTAGCTTATGATCGAGAGGTTAAAGATCATAAGACTAAACTTGGTGAGATCTTAACTGAGAACTTCCCAGACTGGAAGAAGTCAGACGAGATGAAGCGACTTGCCAAGCAAGCAAGTACAGATTTAGAGGGAGAAGATTTCCTTGACGGCAATACAGGGGAAGTACTTGAGTCCTTTGTTGAGACTGTCATATCTGCCATGGAAAGCGCAAGCAGTGACGAGCTATAAAGGTCTAGCTGTTACACCATTTGATTACCAAAAGGAGGGGATCGACTTCGGTCTCCTCCATCATTACCACATTAACGCTGATGAGATGGGCCTTGGCAAAAGCCTCCAGTCCCTTACCATTGCTTTTGATGTCGTAAGTAACGGTGGCAAGGTGTTAATAATATCTCCAGCTTTCCTCCGGTACAATTGGTTTTGTGAGATCAATAAACTTGAGTCACACCTTAACATGGTTCACGTTATTGAAGGGAATAAGGAGGCGAAGCTGCCCATTCCTAAAAATGTGGACTTTATTATCATGGGTTATGCCCAGATTGACCATGCCTCTCATGTGTTTGATATGGTTGATATGGTGATAATTGATGAAGCGCACTACATAAAGAATATAGATGCTAAAAGGACTGAGAGATTACATGAGTTAATCTATCGGTCAGCGCCGGAAAGACTGGCACTTCTTACAGGAACTCCTATGCCTAACGGTACTCCGGTCGAGCTGTACTCTTTGCTAAGGATGTGTGGCTATACTGTACATCCTACTAATGGGGCGAATGTTTATAAGGACTACCCTGTGCCGTGGGATTTTTATGAGGATTACTCCATTAAAAAGGAGCGCACTATCTATGTTAAAGGTAGGCGTAGGCTCATAACAAAGTACGAGGGAGTTAGAAAGGATACAGTTAAAAGACTCAAGTATTACCTTAAGGATAAGATGATTAGAAGGAGAGCTGATAAGGTATTAAAGCTACCTCCTCTTATGGAGAAGAATGTAGTTGTGGACTACAGAAATATCCCACAGCTAATGGAAATGTTTAATGAGTTTAATGGCAATGAGAAATACTCTCCAGAGCTGAAGGCGAAGTCTGCTATGCTAAAGGTGAAATACACTTTAGACTACGTGAAGATGCTGGACGAGAGAAAGCTAGGGCCATTCCTAATTTACTCAGATCACAAGAAACCAGTAGAATGGCTTGCTGAGAAGTTAGGATGTCCCTACATTCATGGCGATATCCCCGTTAGAAAGAGGGATAAGTATGTCAGTGAGTTTCAAAGAAGCCAGCATAACTTTCTATGTATTACCATAGGCTCAGGGGCAGAGGGTATGAACCTCACCAATGCGAGACATCTAATAGTCAATGACCCCAATTGGACTCCAGCTAAGAATGATCAGATGAGGAAGAGATTCCATAGGATAGGGCAGGAAGATCCCTGTACTGTCCACAATATAATTGGAAGCGTACAGGACAAGAGAATAATTGAGAGCCTTCGCAAGAAGATGAAGGTAATAGGAGCAGTATTATGAAAAGGGTGATTAGTCAGATATTTATCCATTGCACTGGCTTTGAGAGGGAAGAGCATGAGGATGAGTACAATATGTTCGAGTGGTGGAACCTAGTTGGACAACAGAAATACCACTATTTAATATGTAAAGACGGAGAGATTTACGGAGGAGCTAGACTCGAAAGACCTAAAAATACCGTACGAGGATTTGATAGCCACTCTATTCATGTGTGTCTTTACGGTGATTATAATTTTACTTTTAAGCAAGGGTTAAGTCTACATACGGTATTATATGAATTGAAGTCAAAGTATCCCAATGCCACAGTAGATCCGCACAGAATGTTCGCACCTAATGAAACGTGTCCTAATTTTAAAGATAAATTCCTATTTGAAAACGGAGGTATAGATGGGTATCAAGTCACGAAAAAAGAGAGAAGCTAAAGAGTTTGATGTACTGATAAAGAAGAGACAATCAGCGGTTATTGATAGCTTGAATGATGAGACTGAGGAGCTATGGAAGCAGGCATATACCCATAGGCAATGGATAGCAGGAGAGCCTATCACCTTACCTAATGGGGATAAGGTAGATATGGCAATGTTTGATATGATTGTAGCGACCATGCACCTACAGCAATCGGATATGAGATCTATGCTAACTCTCCTTCAAAAGTTTTGGGGTGAGCTATACCCTTATGTTGAGAATCTTCTGAACCACCTCAACCATTATAAGGTGAAGTTTAAGGAGCTGTATGGAGTGGAAGAGAGGACGTTACGTAACTTCGCCCTACAGAATCTTGAGCTACAATGTCGGCAATTGTTTATGAAGGAAGCTGCCGAGAGGACTAAGAAGGGTGAGACCTTTGATTTGGAGGAGGAGTTCAAACAGTTTCATAAGGAGTTTAAGGAGAAGTCGGACGCTGAGATCGCTAAGATTAAAGAGGAAGAGGATAAGAGGATAGAGGAAGATCTTAAGGAGGAGGAGCGACGAGCTGCCCTTGCTAAGACTAAGGCATTTGAAACTAAGCTGATGAATAAGAATGCACATATTATAAATTAAAAGAGGCAGCCGAAGCTGCCTCAGGAGACTGTAGAGAGATAGCTGTCGGGTACGAGGGAAACCTGACAGCTAATCATTGGAGTCCCTTATGGTTTCAATTAATTCAAATATCCAAGATCTAATTGTTACCCACACTTCCGGTCTATTTCCAATCAATCCGTCACAGTACATCAGACTGTCTTGAACTTCATAGTCTATCCAATAGTCGCAAGATTCTCTGTTTCCATCATAAAATTTATAATCCATACAAGATAGTAGACTTATCTCTTTTTTACTTTGGTGGAATATGTCGCATAGTATAGGGTCTTTCGTTGTGATAGTATTGCCTTCTTCATCAATATACTGGAACTCAACAGGCTCCAGATTCATATAATCGTACATCTGACAGTAGCAGTCCAACACTTCTACTGAGAATATGTTGCGCTCTTGCGGTTCAATTTTAGGTAGGCAGCTAGTCAAACTAAATGCTGCCAAGATGCTTAATAAAATCTTCATGTCTTCCCTCTTTTTTTGCCTGTAATGCGTTGTGAACTTTAATCGCTCCGTCGAGTGTAAGTCCACCTCTCCTCAGTTTTCTGATACTGTACTCAATCGCTGGCTCTCCGTATTTGGTGGCAAGGTAATCTGACAGTAGACCGGCAATCCAAATAGGAAAGCTAGAAGATAGACCAAGTAGTTTAACTATCTGAGCTTTGATTATCTCAACCGACAGAAGTTCTACCAATGCATCTCCTAGCTTATCCCAATTCATTAGAAAGCAGCTTTTAAAAGAGCGATAACTTTATCGTCGATTTCGCCCGGAATTGCTTCAGCTAATTTATCAAGGAAATAGTCAGGATCGATGTCAACATACAGTCCTACGTCTGCACCTTTTCCATCGTAACCAGCAGTAAGTCGTAGCTTACCGTCCTTGTACTCTAAACTAACATCAGCCTCTTTACTGATCTCTACACTTGCTAAATCTTTAGACTCCATAATTCCTCCTATGGTAAAAGCTCTTTGTACTTATGTAACAAAGATGCTTTGTTCACTTATGATTCCTTTGCTCTAAGATAAATACCCTTTTCTCTATATCTTGCAGTCTTTTCTGGATCGCTCTATCGTACTGTGTGTGGTCTGATCTAGTCCATCGATCAAGGGTGTTTTTATTGACTGCCATTCTCATCTCTTTGATCTGGTCTTTAAGGTCTGATACTTGAGATGTTAGGAACGACAATTCTTTCACAAATATTTGAGAGTTTTTGTCATTGTTGTAAATCATAACAAAAGTTCCAATTAAAAAAGCAGTAGCAAGCGTAGCGACTCCAGTTAAAAAAACTCTTTTACCTTCTGCTTCAATTTTTCCAGTGTCAGTCATCCTTGACTCCTTTCTTAATTGTCTTCGACATTGATAATAACTTGCGAATCGTCACGAGTGTAAACCCCTGCACCTTGAGAAGTCCATTCCATAACGTGACGCTTTGGCTCAACGTGGCACAATGTGATTTTCTCACTACGCGTTTTTTGAATGTGTTCGCTAAAAGTTGTTATTAAAACCTCGTTGTTTCTTTGGTGTAGTTTAGTTCGGTTAAGTCTACTGTAGAGCCGGAGCTTAAGGTGTCAGCCCCATTGTGCCTAACATACAACGTGGTGCTAACAGCTTTAAATTTCTTGGAAGGAGACATCCATCCAGTGTCATTTGTAGCCCCTCCTGCATTACCCTCAAATTTCTGAGTTAGGTAAAGATCACCACCTCCACCAGAAGCACTTCTAAACTCAACCGTATTCACCTTTCCTCCATCCGAAAACATTCTCATTTCACCCGTTATTTCATACCACTTACCGACTACAAGGTTATTAAACTGCAAGTCACTTAAATCTTGGTTTGATGTTGAGGTTGTACCCAGTGTTTTAGTCTGCGTATAGTTTAAAGGGATTGCCGCCAAAAAAGTCGCATTGGTATCTCCTTCCTCAACTTTGAAGGTTGCATTGACTGTTATTGCGTCACCTGTACCCCAAGGCGCATTACCGTTTTGCGGAGTAAGCAATACATTTGTGCCTGCGTTTCTATAACCTATGTTTAAAAATGAATCCCCAGCGGTTGCTAACGCGACATAATGGGTATCCGCTGCACTACTTCTCTGATAGTCGCCAACTATAGATATAAAACTATAATCACTTGCAATAGTGTAGCCACTTGGTAATGGTAACTGAAACTCTGTTGCAGAAACTGTTCCATTTGTCCAGCGACCTTGGATTGTCATCATGTCGCCTTCGAGCTTGTATTTTATTTCTTGGTTAGTTGTTGTGCCGACACCTACAAGCGCTGGGGAGTATCCCTCTAGATTTGTCGCACTAACTTTCGCAGGGGTTACAACGTGTTCGGCTTCCCAATGCTCATTTATTCTTAAATGACAAAGGTTGGAATTTGTACTAGAGGTAAATCCTGCACCATTTGAACCAAAAGATAGTTTGTCTCCAGCACTAAATTCTCCTTTTATTGAAGTAAATTGAAATTTCTTTCTAGTAGTTGTGTTAAATGCCGAAACAATTTTATAAAAAGCTCCATTTAAATAGAGCCCGATATAATTAGTTGAATTTGCGGTAAATGAGATATTTCCATCTATTTCAACAATAGAGTTGTTTTTTTGTACTTCGTAATAGTTTCCGTTTGTAAAATTTGAACCATCCGCTCCACTGACCCATCCATTTCCAGACCCGCTCCAGTTTATTGATTCAGTAGATATAGTAATAGCTCTCCCATCAGTTCCATTTAGCTCTACCGAATTTACTTCCGAAAGCTCCTTATAAACAAACGGATTACTTGAAAGCTCTAAATCATCAAAGACTAAAACCTTGCTCGATTCACTTGCTCCAGTGTGATGAAAGCCAAGTTTTATCGCATTGGTTGACGTTGGGATAAAAACACCAAGGCTATATCGAGTCGGATTAGATGCGGTCTCTAAGCAATCTGTCGAGTCGTTTAGTACAGCGTCATTTGTATCATCCCAAACAATTACGCATAAAAGATCATCTGAGCCATCCCACGTATAGAAGAAGTTAAACCCGACAAAATTGCCTTTTTGCTTATCGTCTAATGTGATTGATGCACTTGCAATCCAGTCGTTGGTTGAGTTAGTTGCCGTTGCGCTAGTTGTGTACTTTATTGACGTGGCACCTGCAATGGGATTAGTTGTTTCATCTGCTAGGGCACCGCCAAGTGTACCGATATTATCAAACGTTGCGTTTAGCCCTGTGGTGTAATCTGAAGAGTCTGTAGCGGATTCGTGATCTTCGTTGTAAAAGATATCAAGACCACCACCACCGCCACCGATTGAACCCCACGCTGAACCGTTATAACCTTCAAAAGAAGATGTCTCAGAATTAAAGCGAAGCATACCGCTATTGGGTGATCCGCTTCGTTGCGCTGTCGTTCCTACGGGTAGGTCAATCTGACCTGTTCCACTCATTAAGATATCACCAGTAGAAGTAACGCCTGCAAAAGTTGGGCTTGATGTCGTTGCAATATCTTGCGGCGTGGATAATGTGATTGAGCCATTACCATTTGTTACGGATACTTGGTCTGTCGTCCCTGTTATTGTTGCTAGGTCAAAAGTGTTGTCGGATGTGTTACCAATGAGAAGCTGTCCGTCGGTCACAGCACTTGCATCTAACCCTGTGCCACCGTTAGCTTCTGGTAAAATACCTGTAACATCCGATGTTAAGGACAAGTCTTGAGAAACCAAATTACCTGATGCATCAACATAGGCAGGCTGGCTAATTGTTAAGTCAGGCAAGTTTACGTTACCAGTGCCGTTAGGGTCTAAAATAATGTTGCCGTTAGTATCGGTTGAACTAACAGTGTTGCCATCTAATGTAAGGTTATCTACGCTTAAATCCCCTGTAACATTAACGGTTCCTGTAATTGTAGCCGCTACCCCAGATCCGCTATGGTTAACAGATAGCCCGTCACCTGAGCCGCTGTGAGTAATAGCTAATGCATCTCCTGAACCTGATGCGTCTATAGTCGTGTCATCTGTAAAAGTTTTCTGACCTGCTATAGACTGATTAGTCGTTAAATCCACAAAGTTTTGAGTCGCTGAGCCAGTACCGCCATTAGCGACAGGCAACACTCCAGTCACATCTGATGTAAGGTCTAAATCCTGTGAAACTAGATTCCCCGATGCATCGACATAAGCTGGCTGGCTTACTGTTAGATCCGGTAGCTGTACATTGCCTGTGCCATTTGGATCTAAGATGATATTTCCATTAGTGTCGGTCGAGCTTAACGTATTAAGATTTAAAGCTAAGTTACCGATATCAGCAGAGTTAACCCCTGTCATATCATCAGAAGCATTGATAGTAACACCCGATACCTGTAAAGCGTCCCCAGAACTTCCTGACCAAGTAGCGATTGCAAAATCTGTAGCAGAGCTTAATCGATCTATATCGTCTGACAGCTCTCTCCAAAGACCGTTACTCAGATCAGTGCTGAAGGTTCCGGCAGTATGAGATGAGTTAGCGGCGTAAATTTTATCATCACTAGCGAAGATGACATCATCAGTATCGTAAAGAGTACCTGTTACCCATGGCTCAAGACCGGCTCCGCCTCCGCCTCCGACAGAACCCCAAACACCTGAAGAATATGCCTGTAGAGATTGAAAATCTGTGTTGTATATCAACATACCGTTAGCAGGACTGCTAATAGCGTTTCTTTGTGCAGTAGTCATCCTAGGAGGTAGGAATGCCCCTGAGGTACTTTCCAGTTGAAGGACTGCACTACTCTCAGGTACAACCCTGTCACCCACTACCAGTGTATCGATGTGTTTAAAACTAAATAATAATGGAAGAATTAGTAATAGTAAGGTTCTCATAATTTACTGTTCTCCTGTCCGTTCCATGAGATTAAAGATTGATCGCCATCATCATGTCCGGTTCCTGACATATTGTCTGATGTGTAATAAACTTGTCCGTAATTATCTACGCCCGATGTCTGTACTGAGAATGTAACCCCATCGACATCTAGGCTTAAATCTAACTGCATAGTATCTTCACGCCCGATTAGCCATGTGCCATTTACTAAATGCATAACCAACACTAAGGAGCTAAATCTTCTAGCAGTACTGGTCTCCCTTTTAATATAGATTTGTACTCTCGCAAATTCAGTACCGTCACCAGATCGAGCTAGTGCAAATCCTTTATTCTGAGCATCTCCTGACTTATTAAGTCCGAGCAAACTTACCGGAGTAGATTGATTGTTTAGACATACTTGCTGCCCTACGAACCTTCCATAATTTTCAGGATTAATTGCCTCTAGTGCTGTAACCCTAGATTGTAAGGTACTGATGTCTGATACATTATCTGCTATTTGAGACCTATTGCTTGCTAAGGTGGTCAAATCCACTTGAGCGTCAATAGCTTCAACAGTTCTAAGAGGCGTCATACCCTTAGTGTTATCGCTTCCTGTGATTGCTTCGCCTGATGAAGCGATCTGACTGAAGATACCGTCGGCTCCATCGGATCCATCTGCTCCTGCTGGGCCAGTAGGGCCGGTCGCTCCTGTGTTACCAGTAGCTCCTTGAGATCCGGTAGCGCCTGTCTCGCCTTGAGGCCCACTTAAAACTTCCCAATAACTGTTTACTAGCCAGTCAGTGTTGAAGGTTCCTGATGTGTGGGCGGTCAAACACCTATATAAGGTGCCGTCCTTAACTACTAAATTATCCTCAGAATAGGATACTGAGTTCGCCCAGTCGGGTGCTGATGCTGAGTAGCTGCCTGAGCTAGCACCTTCAGCTTCCTCAAGATCAATTCGATCATCTAGCTCTTGAGCGATGCGGATAATGTTATCAAGCTGCTCCTCAATATCTACATTATTGTCCTCTCCTGCATCGTAGTCGGAGAGTTGAGTTAATGGAGTAACCCTTTTAACTCTTAGCTTCTCGTCGGCGCTAGGAGCGGAGTTCATCACAACCGCAGTGGCCGGATCTCCAGTCAAGGTGTAATCAGTAGTTATAGTCTGAACAGTCTCATCAAACCCTGACTCAGTTGATGTATCTACTGTAGTCTCGTCAATTAACACCACTTGAATAGTGTCATTATCACTGTGGTCAAAGGGTACGGCGAAAGAGGTGGTTACCCCATTGCCATCATAAGTCTGTTTTACTGTAGTATTTGATACGGTCATATTATATCTCCAATCTAGGAATCACTTTTCTTTCAAGTTCTTCCCGAGACTCTTTATACATTTCTCGTCTTATTTCAGGATACTCTTGCATAAGAATATTTTCAGCATTTTTCCTGTACTGATTTATAGTTTGACGTATTAACTGCATTTTTAATACAGGAGTCATCGCTTTATTATTCTTAGTGCTTCTAAGAATACCTACTATCCTATTTTCAAGCGAGCCTCCACTTATTTTACCTCTATCTAAACCAGCAGAGTACTTGACGTATTTGTAATATTGCTCATTGTTTAACTCGTACGTACCTCTACCGCTAATTTTGATTGTACCGCCTTTAGTAGACTGTCTAACATCAAGCGCTCTAGGGGGCATTGTCAGTCTGAATAACTCGTAACCTGATCTGTCTTCTAAAAGATTTCTAGCTGTATTATTAAACTCACCTATAAACTTAGCTATTTCAGGATGGATCTCCCCTCCTAAAGCACCGAACTCGTACTCGTCCTGATACAATCCATAAAACTTTATCTCTTTACCCATCAAGTTTAATCGGGGATACAGTCTCTCTCCTCCGGCAGCTTCAACAAAATCTTGAGGGAACCCAGCTTTAAAATTATTAATTATGGATTGCCATATCTTATTTCTATCTTCCCCTCGCGGAGACTTATCTAGAGCTACAGAACCGAAAAGACCTCTAATACTTTCCGAGGTTCTACCTACAGACATCTGACCTACCGTACTTCTTCCAAGTCTTTCTAGAGCTTGCTTATTTCCCTCTCTAGCTAAAAGTACGTCAGAGATGCCTTGGCTTAAAAAGTCTGGAGTGTATAGACTGACTAAATAAGCCCCTGCTTCTGTACCTATTTCATCTCTCTCCCCATCATCAGTGCGGCTAGCAGTACCTAATACCTCTGCAAGTTGAGCAGATTTAGCAAGTACTTCCCCCATAATACCTAAGGAGCTTAGAGGGATATATCCTTTTGGCGTTTTTAAACTATTTGCCTTCCAGTTTCCATTTTTTTCTAAAGCTATCCTAGCCCTATAATCGGTTGGGCCATCTCCGGTAATAACACCGTTAGCTGCTAAGTAAGCGCCAAAGCCCATGACAGTTGAACCAAAGCTAACTTTAGCCAGCGCAATATCTCTAGCGGCTCCACCTTCTCTCATAGCTTTACCGAAGGTATCCTGAATATAAGCAATAGGAGTATGTTCTAATGTTTGAGCTACAATATTTGTAGGAGTTCTAATAAAAGGAGCTACGACTCGACCCAGTACATTGCCTCTTAAGTCTTGCTCTAATCCCGAGAAGTTAAGCTTACCTAAGCCTCTAGGGGACATGTTAATATCATTTAGACTTTGGGTATATGTAGCGTACTCAGCTTGCTTTTTAGCCGCTACCTGCATTTCAAACGTAGGATCTTTCAGCAGTTTTTGTCTAAGGGCCTCAGTCTCTAGGTCAGTAAGACCCTCTATCATCTGGGTCTTTTTAGACTCTCTAACAGCTAAAGCGTGTAGCTCTCCTCGCTGGTTAATAAATTTAAAAAACTCATCAGCACTGTTTAACATTTTAGATGGGAGAGATGATGCCTTACCAAGCATGTCGAGAGTTTTACCGACAGCAGTTCCTTCTAAATCAAACGCAGCCGCGCTCATCATATCGGGTCTGTCTATACCTTTATCCGATCTAAGGTTTAAATCATATTTAGTATAGAACTTACTTTTACCTGTCTTCCATGTGAGGGTAGCTGCTTGAAACGCGTCCTTAAGAGATTCCATACTAGTGATAACATCAAAGTATGCCCCTGCCTCACCTCTTTGTACGGACTCTTCCAGCCCTTCGCTAAGTACTTCAGCGTACTTTCTAACTACAGGCTGAGTAGCAGTATTGAATGCATTTGAAAAAAGGTTTACGGACTGAGTAGCGACTGAACCTAAGAACCTATTGATAAGAAATTCAGTAGAAGCGTCTGCTATCTTTACATAAAACGGTCGATCAACTAACGCCTTCCAGTATAGATAATTATCAATCCCACCTCTTGCCTCGATTTCTTTCATCGCTTTAACAATGTGAGGTACAGCATCTTTACCGTACTTTCTTTTAAGCTCTTTATAGAGTCTATCCTTTTTACTCACATCTGCTACTTGCTTTAAAAGCTCTAACCCTCGCCCTTGGTCACTAGCAGCAGGACGAAGAATACTGGTTGTAGTTTCTAATTGCTCTAAATGCTGGTAAACTTCCAGCTCATCGGCTTTACTTATATTCTCTGGGTCGATTTTTAAAATAGATTCGTAGGCGTTGTCAGCAGACTTTTTAGTCAAATCAACTAACGCCTGTAGTTCGACAGCAGAGTAACCTTCTTTAGTTATGACTTCCTCTAAGTTTTCAAAGGTAACACCTAGTTTAGCGGCGTACTCTTGCATCTGGTCTCTAGTTATAGTCTCTTTTGCAGCCTCTTGAGTAGGATGCTCACCTTTAACCATTTTCTTTATGGCCTTCCTAACTCCGTCAGTATCCTTAATGTTATAGAGGTCGGGATATTTAGGGTCTTTGGGAGTAGGTATAGGGGGTAGTTCTTTTTGCGCTTGCCTTCTTGCCTTTACCTCTTGTTTTATTTTTAAGATCTCGCCATTTAATGTATCGGGAGGAAGACCTTCTTGCTCGGGAGTAGGCGGTAGATCATCTTTCGGAGTAGGCGGTAGATCATCTTTCGGAGTAGGCGGTAGACCTTCTTCTTCTGGAGTAAGCGGTAGATCATCTTTCGGAGTAGGCGGTAGACCTTCTTTCGGAGTAGGCGGTAGACCTTCTTCTTCTGGAGTAGGAGGTAAGTCTGCTCTCCTATCAGCTTTAACTTGAGCTACTTCCTCAGGACTTAATGCCTCTTGCTTATTAGCTGGGATACCTTGCTGTCCCATCTCCTCTAATACATCATCAGTATCTTTAGCTACACTCTTCTGTACCCTTTTTGCCCTTACCAATTTAAAGGCTTTAAAAACTACTTCAGCTAGCCCTTCTAAAAAGAACCCCTCAGTAAACTTTTTAAACCTTTTCTCCGCCTCAGTATCCTTAGGGTTACTGGCAAGATAGTCCATTACAGGATTCTTTGCCTCTGGGAAGAACTCATAGAACATATCTACTGCCATGCCATCATCAGTACTAGTAGCAATAGCCTCTGACCCAGCCCCTAGTGCCATGTTCCTTAGGACTTTCCCTGCGCCCTTGGCATGTTTCCCGTACTTAAAAACTTTATCGAGACCTTTCATCCCGACAAAAAGTTGGGTCATAAATTTAGTGATCTTTCCTGCCGGAGTCTTCATCTCGGGAGTAAGCTCAGCAAACCTTAGCTTTTGCCCTTCCTCAAATAGTATATCTGCACTGTGACCGAACTTTTCAGCAGAGTAGTTTTCCACGGCATCTATTAATGCTATGGCAGTATTACCTACTTCTTGTACTGCATGAACAGCTCCTACACCTACGGCAGTCGGCATCTCAGCGAGATTCTCTAACACCTTGCCGCCAATATCCATCAGATCTGACTCTTCTTCCTCTGGAGGTGTATAGTCTTTACCTAACTCCTTAGAGTATTGCTCGGCTATTTTTTTCAATCTTTCCTCTGGAGTTGATGCCAGTTTTCTCTCCGAAGAGTAGACATCTACCATTGGACTGTTTTGCTCGTTACCTATGATATCTTGACTAATTCTTTCTGCCATTACTTCCCTCTCGCTTTTTTCTGCTGTAAGTCTAACAGAGTAGGATATTCGTTACTTCTCAGTATAGTCTCAAACTTCTGTAAGTTTTTAAGAATAGCCTCACGCTCTTTAGGACTCGCTTTCTTGTACTCACCCTGACCAGTAGCTACTCTTATAATATGATTTTTTACAGCCTCTAGGCTGACCTCTCCATAGTGTCCGTAGGATTCTCCCGATCTTTGCAGCTCACCTTTACCCGCGGAATTTAAGGCGATATAAGCAGCATCAACAGGAGAGTAACCGAAGTCTTGTACAATCCCATCCCTGATAGTCATAAGTCTTGCCACCTCTTCTTGATCTGTTTCATAAAAACCTATAGAATTGAGACTCTGGTTTTGCTCCCTTAGAATAGAGTTAGACTTAGACATCTCCTCTCTTTTATATTTTTTGTCGCTTCTAGTTTTAAAAGATTTTAACGCCATTTCAGCGTCTTCCGCCGACAGTTTCCCAGCAAAGAAGTTGTTATTAATCCTCTTTCTAGTTACATAAGAAGGGCCGTCAGATTCACTAATCGCCTCCATAAACTGAACAGCTAGCCTACTACTTCTGTTCTTATCTCGGGCACTCATAGTCTTGCGCGACCTAGAGTTATTGTATTTTACTTTAACCTCTTTCAACCTTCTTAACTTGTTAAAAGACTCATTATTATCTGCTTCAGGGTTGGCGACTTTCTCCCTAATTGCCTCCTCAGCTTGCAATAAAACCTTGCGATTATTATCCTTAAGCCATTGATCGACTTGCCTTTGCTTGTTAATTTGAAGGTTTCTATAATACTGTTCTCTTTGGTCAATTTTTCTAAGATAGCTAGCTTTATCTAAAATAGACTCATCCCTATAGTCAGGTACTTTTTCTACTAAATCTCTAGCTTTATTAAACTGGTAGGCTCTTAAATACCCTTCTACTGCTCCGTCTACTCTAGTAGCTGTATCCTGTTGAGCCTGAGCGTTTTTTGCTTCATTGGAAAAAGACCTCCATTCAATATCTGCTAAGTCATACATAATGTCGTTAATAACATCTTCCACATTCTCTGGAGGTGTCTGGAGGTACTGGTTTCTATCAAACTCAGCCGACTCAGTTAGCTCTTCTTTAAATAACTTTGTTCTTCTTAAATTTTTATAAGACTCAGCCCTAATATCAAAAGCACTATCTATAATAGTTTTTTCTGATTGCAGTTCAAACTGTACTTGTGGGTCAGTCACTCCTTGCATCATCTGTTGAGATAGCTTTTCTTTAGTCTTTTTATATTCCTCAAACCCTGTGTCGGGGTCGTTCTCGAATTCCTCTCGAATACGCTTTTCAGTCTCTCCCAATTTGGCCTTATATATCCTACGTTTCATAGAGATTTCAGACTTCTTTTTCTCTTGCTCTCTTCTCTCTACAATAGATCCAACTTTAACGCCTACATCGGCAATAGATCGCCCTACGTCAGACAATGCTCTACCTACTAAACCAGATCTACGAGTATCCTCTCTAGCAGTACTAACATCTTGACTAATTCTAGGTATCTTTAATCGTAGTCCCATTACAGTAATAACCCTCCTGCTGTACCAGCACCTCTAAGAAAAGTGCCAAACCTTCTGTATTTACTGGCTTTCCTAACATCTCTGGCATATATTTCATCGCTTACTGCGGATCTTCTAAGCTGCTGCGCTTGAAATAAAGCTTCCCTTTTTCTCAGGGCTATTTCATCAGCTACTAAAGCTCTAGTCTGCTCAAAGGTATCTAATGCAGAGCCAGACCCAACATCCACCCCTCTAGCCGCGGCACTTAACATTTGGTTAGATACCTCGATCTCACCCTCACCTTTCATAGCGGCGGCATTTATATTAAAGCGATCGAGAAGCTCAAGGGCCTCTTTTCTCTTTTGATCGGCATTTCTCCTAGCAGCAGCCGCTTCAGATCTAGCAGCATCCTTTTGCCCCTTCATGTCGAGTAATGTACCGCCAATAGCGGCTACTGCTGCACCTTCAGCCATTGTTAAACCTCACATAGATAGCGTGGTCGTTCCCTAGGTGATCATACCTTTTTTGAACTCCCTCTAACTCAAAACCTAGGCTTTCCGCCCATTTAAAATATTCTGGATAATTCACATCGACTGCTATCTCTAGTCGGTGTATCTCCATGTGCTGAAATGTAAACTCAATTAAATTTCTAATACTCTTGTAAAAGTTAAATTTATTCTCTTGAATTAGTTTACCACGAATAACCCATAGCTCACCTACTCCATATCTCTTGTGGTTGATCCCAGCAAAGCAAATAGGCTCTCCTTTTTTATCAAATAAGGTGACAATATCCATAGTAGGATTGACAGAGTTTTCTGCCATTTGCCAGTTCAACCCATCAATAAACCTGTCGGGCATGAAGTTTAAAAGGTGCTCTACTTTAAATTTCTTGACATCAATCATTGGTCTCTCCCAATAAATTAATGGCAAGTACACGACATGGGTAAGGGCCATTACTCTTAACCATTATACTGTTTTCTGTCTCTGTGCTGTTTGGAATATTTAATTCTTTAACTTCATCGGATAAAGCGGTAGTGGTAGCGTGATTAAACTCTACATCATATTGAGTATTATTCTGCTCAGTAGAATCAATTGATCCATACTTAGCGGCTCTAGTTTTATAAAACCTAATATCAGCGTCAACAATACGCTGGTACTGACCTTCACTAAAACCAATATCGCCTCCTGCATTTACATCCAAGGACTCCATAGTCCCCTCATACTCAATACCTACCCATCCAATTCCTGCGGTATCGACTGCCGTCTGACCGGCAGCATCAAGCGATATCTCTCCACTTACGACCTCGTACTCGCCAATCTTAACACCTCGATAAACGAAAGTTACTGTCTCTCCTTCTAAGTGAGAAAGCCCAGTTAAGGTGTCCGTCAATGTAGCTGCGGTATTATCAATCTCTAAAGCGCAGTCTAAGAACATCGACTGATTGCTTTCTACATCCTGATTGGTGTCATATAAGGTTTCGCCGTCAAAGTCTTGAGAGACTCTTTCAAGGTAGTAGACGGTGCTGCTATTAATAGTCCTCTCTAGTACTACCCATAGCTCATCCCTAGCCCCTGAGGCTGAAGGGAGGCAGCACATACTAAATACTCGTACATCCTCTTCATTATCATTAGTGTCAAAACGAAGCTTATAAAAAGCCACCATTTCATTTTCTTGACTGAACCGTATTCCGACTAACTTATTCGAGCTGTTAAGAAGCCACACAATATCCTCAGATCTTTGGTGTGCCATCGCCTTCCAGCGATAGTCGTCAGGATATTCTGAGAATATATCATCTCCATGTCGGCTAAGATGTTCTCCGGTTAAAGCAATGTTCCTTGAAATATAGGAGCCATTCTCTTCATTATATTTAAAGTTACGGATCGATTGACCGCCCCTTTGGATGTAAAGGATTTGGTTGTCAATAGAAATACATCTAGAACCTAATCCTCCGTAGGAGGTCTGCCTTCTTATGTTGATGTTGTTTATGTCGAAAGAGCCTCCGGTAATAACATATTCAGCGGTGGTAGTTCCTACAATAAGGTTCCTACCTGAACTTGCCCAAGAGATAGGGGTTACAGTTTCAGCAGGCAAATTAAAGCTGAACGGTTGAGTAAGGAGAACTTGGACATTTCCGTTATAATTCTTCTGATCATCTGGAATGTTGGTGTCAATGAAGAAATTTATGCCGGATGTGTCGGCTCCCGAGGCTATGTCTTGAGCAAGCCTTCTTTGCATCAAGATAAATGGGTTACCGACTTGACTCGCCCAGATTGTATCTGGTTGAGATATATTTCCTAGCCACACAAGTCTTTGCTCATGAGAGATAACATCCCTAGGGTATCCTCTCGCCTCACTCCAAGCTGACTCTTCCCAATTGGTGGAGGCTGTGGTGGCTCCGAAATTTATATTAACATCAGCCGTTACTACGGTTGCGGAAGTATATCCGACTATAGTCGCTACGCCTGTTGTAGCTCCGTGGGTAATTTTTATCTTGCATGGGACGTGCTCCGCCGTAAAAAACCCAGAAGAGGCAGTAATTGTAATCCCTGTACCTGATGTTGCGCTAGGGGTCATAGTAACTGATGTAGTATTCACATCTCGATACGGCTCTTTCAGCACAGTATTGACTCGACCAATGTTAAGGTTATTTACTAAACCAGATCCGCCATAAAACCCTACAATAGGAGTTAATGAGTAATCGACGAATAGAAAGTCATCATTGTCCGTAGAGACCTTAGATACGATGATAGGGCGGAATAGACCGCTAGCATGAGTGATCCACATAACATCTGCTATCTGCGCCCATTTAAACCCATGAGGGTCTAAGGTGGCAAGTGGTGCGGTGGTGTATACGCTTAGGTCAAGGGCGGCGACAATAGTGGCAGCGGTTCCATCATTCTTATAAACTGCAAAATATCGGTCGGTAGACATATCTACGCCATCGGTATTTATGACAATTGTGTAGGCTTCATTCTCTGTACTGATAAATGGAATTTGACCGGGCCCTCTTGAGCCTACTGCAAAGGAGGTAACATCTGCTTGATAGCGAGTACCGCCTCTAAGATAAAATCCTGAGTCTCTGTCAGGAACCATATTGGTGAGCTTCTTTACACCTCTTGAGTACTCCTCAAGATCTTTCCTCCCGTAATATCGAGGGGACATCTCACCATGTTTAATGTTGGATATTAGTTTTCTAAAACGACTCAATTTGCCACCCACGTTTTATTTTTAAATTTGCTTTGGATTCTTGGATTCTTTTATATGCCGTCTTCATAGCCATAGTCTCCCGTTGGATCGCCCCATCGGGATTCTAGCCATGTATCTGACATTAGCTGATCGTTCGTACCTTCTTGACCGTCTGCGGAACGAACATCCCGTAAAAACTCTTTTCTCTCAGCGATTAAATCTTGCTTGAGTGTCCGTTTCTGGGTCAAGGCCGTACATAAATCAATAGCGATATCGTATGCTAGTAACTCCCTAAACATGGGCGAATATTTACTTTCGTCTGTTATTTTCTTCACATATAGCAATTCAGCTTCTACTAGATTCGTATGGACATAAGCATTTTCTTCCACTTTAAATCTTGCTGTCTTGTCATTTAAGTGTACTGCTTTGAGGCAGTCAGTAGGGAGTTGATATCGGTAATCGAACCCGAACTCGGGAGAGCCGGATACTAAGCTTAACTGTGCCCTTGCCATAGCAAAATTCCAGTAATGACTTTGTAATCGACTATCTCTAAGTTTAGAGTATTGTTCGTTACAAAGTCTAGCTCTTTTGTTGGATTCAGAAAGGGAGGAAATCCGCTCTTGTCCTAATTTAATCAACGCTGAGTTGCAAATTTCCGTACTAGAAGACAAACTTCCTCCCTATCAATCTAATTTTTAGTCAAGTAGGTAGAAGATCGCAGCTCTTACCGTATCACCTATACCAGCGTCAGACGCCTCAGTACAAATTAGGAAAGCTTGCGCTCCGCCGTAACCGATCTCAGCAGATGCACCAGCGGCACCAGCAGCCATTTTAGCAAGAACAGCTTGTCCACCAGCATCGGCTGAAGCTACAAGAGCATCAGAGTCCTCTGAAACAGTGTTACCGTCTTTATCAGTATAAGCTTTTAGACCTAAGTCTAAAATACCTGTAGTACCAAGCTGATCTGAGTGAATGTAAGCGTCGATGATTCTAGCTCCCTCAGGAAGACTGTGCATCAAAAGCTCGTCATTTACAGCAAGTTCAGCGGTTAGCGTAAACTCATCGTAAAGGCATTTCACTCGCGCATTAATGTTATGCGGATCGGCTTTACCGTTATCATCAGCATAAGCTGAGTAGTTATCCATATTGTAGTCAGTCATTTAAGCCTCCTTAGTTAGCCGCACACTGGATTTCAAGAACACGTTCTTCTTCCATTCGGACAGCGCCGACTGATTGTTGAACATAAACTTGGGTTGACATTTTTTTGTCACGTCTTGGCCCTACGTCAACGAAGATGTCCATTCCTGTAGCAGAAATCATAGACATTTCGGTGAAGGCAAGAAGTCGATCAGATCCAGCAGGAATCGTATCAGATCCACCGTCTACTGTACCAGCAGAAAAGCTAGCTGCTGTGTTGTTAGCAGCAGTAACAGGAAGTCTTTCAGATCGGATAAACTCGAATCCTAAGAAAGTGTTGATCTCACCTTGAACAAGGGCACGGACAGTGTTGAAGTCAGCAGAAGTAACCTCAGTCTCAGCAAGAAGAGCTTCTTTCTGCGCACCGTTAAATACAAAATAACGCTTGTCGCTATCTTCAATTTCAGCCTCATCAAATTTTCTCATACATTTACGTAGAGTTTTTACGTTAAGAGCTGAAAGAGCGTTCCCAGCAGCGTTAGTCGCTACTACTTTCTGAGCGTTTGGTAGAGAAACTGAACTAGATCCAGTCTTACCTGAAAGCGCTGAACCAAAAGCAGCAGAGATAAAGATGTCGTCTTTTTTACGGTTAAGAGCCGCAACAGCGATCTTTACATAAGCGTCATCTGGGTTGATGAGAAGACGAACTCGGTCAAGACGGTCAATCAAGTCACCCCAATCAGAATCTTGAAGGGTAACAGCACGTCTTGTGTGAGGTGCGTTGTTAATAGGAGTATCACCGTGACGTGATACGACATCGTTAGCTTCAGTTACACCAATTCTTTCGTAGTAATCTGTCTCAGAAGATTGCGTCTCTGATCGAGTCTTACCGAAAACTCTTGGAGTCTCTTGTTGTGCCAACATGTGAATGTTGTTTTTATAGCCTTGGACGAAGGCAGTTGTAATTTGAAAACTCATGTTTTCCTCCGTTAGTGGTTTCAGTTTCTTTGACGGATAAGGTGTCTCTTACGAGGCTTTCCTCTTGCCCATCAAAGGGGTCTGAAACTAGAGTGTCCCATGAGCAATTAAATAAAGTATAAGGAGGTGCGGTATAAAAATCAAGTCCAATTTTCGTAGGTTACTTGGGTATAGTACTGAATCTTCTGCAATTCGTAGGAAATCATCTCGGCTTCGGCTGAGTCTAATGTGTCAAAAAACTCGACTAACCCCTCGAAAATACCGTTTAATGCATCCATTTCCTCATTGGGATCACCGAGGCACTCCAGCGCCACACGTACTCGCTCACGATAAATGTTATCTACCTGCGGAAATTTAAGCAGATTTAATTCGCTTTCCATGTGGCAGCCAAAGCTCCTCTTCATATATTTCATGTATGTAAGTATTGAATATTCCTGACGGTCGCATAACTACTGTTGCGTACCCATTTGTCCAATTGTTCTCACCTCGTTTTCGTTGGTACTCTGGCCCAAGGTCAGACATACAAGGTAAACTCCATGCTTTGTGGGGTATTCCCCTAACAGCAAAACTGGTACAGTTGTGGTGATGTACATGTCCGTAGATGACGCTTCTAAAAACCATTTCGTAATGTTGTTTATTGTGGTTGCGTCCATGTTTAGATCCGTGGGTAAAAGTCAGGCTATCGCAGATGTCGAGATAGTCAGGGTAGTTGATAAAAGGAATTTTGCGCTCTTTTAATTTTAATCTTGCAACGTAATCAAAATTATGCTCATAAGCTACCGGACAATACCTCATCCACTTTTCATAACGGTAATCATGGTTGCCAGCTACAAAATAGATCTTATGAAAAACCTTTTGTAGATCATCTAAGATTTTATTACCCCACTCCATCTCATGCTCAGTCTCGGGGATAAGGATTCCTTCAATATCATAAACGCTCTTAGCTACCCTTTTCATGGTAGTGTCGTCCATCATAAGGTGCAGGCAATCTAAAAAATCGCCTCCGATAATAAGGTGCCTATTTTTCTTTGGAAGAAGTTTAGCGTGTTGTTTTAAAATTTCGTAGGTAGGTATATGAAGCGCGTCCGTATGCCAATCACTTGCAATGAAGTACTGGATGTATTCGCCTTTCCTAGGCAGATCTAATGTGGTCGTTCTATCCATAGCACGTCCTCAGCTATGGGCAAATTATACCACAAAAATAAAAAAAGGGGCCTTCACAGCGACCCCTTTAAATCTTTCTATCGACCAAAACAAAAAGATAGGCTGTCCCAAGGAAAGGACTCAGGCATTATACAAAAAAGGGGCCTCTAGTGCAAGACCCCTATGTAGGTTAAAAAAAGCAGCATTCAACTTCCGTGTCGAACAGTTATATTATAACCCTATTCGACAATGGATAAACTTTTAAACTCTTGCAGCGGTAGTCGACCCTACAGGTTTATTACCATGCAATTTAGATAATAAATTCTGGTACTTAGTTAAGGTTCCTTGATATTGTGGGTGAGTTTTACCCATCTCTCTTAGTTTACTATATGTCTGATTAACTTGCTCTTGAAGCTCGTTTTTATCCATTCCAAAGCCTGAAGATGCGTCAGAAGTGAATTGATCTTCCTTTAATCCATTGGCTAACTGAGCGAAAAACTTTGTACCTTCTACAGTATCTAGGAAACCAGTAGCGGCAATTGCTTGCTTTTGCTCGGGCGATGGGAAGAAGTGATCAAGCGCCATCTCAGCTCTTTTCATATTTGTTTCAAAGTCGTTACCCCACTCTTGTTCTAGCTTTTGTCTCCCTTGCTGGATTTCTTCTTCAACTCTTTGGGATTGCTGTTGAGTAGTTCCTGCCATTTGCTCATTGTAAAAGTTGAGTATCTCTTGCGCTTGTTTAGGTAAGATCCCCACTTTATGCGCCAACTCTTTAAATCCGTTGAACATTTCTTCATTTGCTTGTACTCCCTCAGGTAAATTATTCTCTAAGCTATACTCATCAATTTTCTCAGGTAAACCTAGCTTATGAAATGTTTCTCTCCATTGCTCCTCGGTAAAGTTCTTGTTAGGTACAGGAATTTTTTCTGAGCCGATAGCAGACTGAGCGTGGACTAACGCTTTATAAACCTCAGCATCGTTAAATTTTCCTGTCTCTTTGTCGACATATTTCATTAGGGTTGGCGAGCCATGATAGGATTCGTCCAATCCCTGAGGATAAGAATACTGGACATCTGTATCGGGATTACCCCCTTTTGCCGCAGGATTACCCCCTTCTGCCGGAGGTTCATTGGATCCACCCTCTACATTTGTAGAGCCTCCGCCCATAAATCCGCCGCCTTCGCCTTCAGACATGTACATCTGTAAAATAAACATTGCTTTTAATAAATTAAATAAAGTCTTCATCTTCATCTCCCTCTAAATGTTCTATAGACTTTTGAAAGAAATCTAATATTTTTCTTTCATCTGTTTCTGTTATTTTAAGAATATCAAGGATGACGGATCTTCTGCCTTCATTAAACGCCATCTCTTGTGGGTTGGGAGAGAAAGAGGTTCCTCTAAAATGGCATTGTTTCATCATGTCCCAAAGAACATATCGACCGCTGTCAGTTTCAAAGAACTGTTTATACGCTCGGATGTATGCCAATTTCTTATCCCTCTTGCCTGCTTCCCTCTCTGCTTTGGGGTCTGCCTCATTTAATGGCAAAGCCCCATCATTGTCCTCTCCGTCAGTCCACATCTACTGCTCTCCTCCTGCTTGTGCTAATTTTAACGCTGGATCTGCCGCTTTGTTAAGTATTTCAGCTTGCTGCATATCCATTTGTGTTTGCATTTGAGCCTGCTCTTGCTGCGCCTTCTGCTCTCTAATCTCAGCTAACTCTTCCTCGTTGTGTAGAATCTCTTGAGGCACTCCTCGTAAGTGACCTAAGGTTCTAACCGCTTGATCTCTATTGACGACATCAACTACAGATGGGTCTATTTGAGCTAGAGGCTGTAGACTTGCTAGGTAGTTGATAAGGTTATCTGCTTCTGCCGATCTTTGAGCTTTAGCGATTTGAGAAGTAAAGAATACTTCAATTTCCAGATCTCTTTCGGTCAACTCTTGAGGCACGTTAGCCGGAAGTATTTTCTTTCTAATCATAATCTTTAGCATACGACCTACTAAAGGAATTAGCCACTCATAGTGTAAACGACCTAGAATAGGGCCAAGCAATCTTAACTGCATTTCGACTCTGGCATTAACCTCAGTAGCGGTCATTTGCGGCCCTTCTCTTAGTTGAAACTGATCAACGAAATAATGTTGTTTAACTCTTTCACGGACATCATTCATAATCTCAACACCAATACCAGCGTTACCTCCGGTAATCAGTGGTTCAATTCTATCGCTAGTCCCGGCTCGATAGGTGTTTAATCCGCCGGGCACAGTATTCACTCTACCTAGAACACCATCATCAGGGACTAGCAGTGGTGGGTCTACTAGCTTTTGCGCCCCTCTGATGGTGGTTTTCATAATTTGATTTAACATCTTAATGTCAGGCAATGCCTTCATAGACGGAGATCTGCCGTAGATTTCATCCGATAGTTTGATCCATCTAGGCACAAGAAAAGGGAACTCCCTATAACCGCTTTCCTTGATAATCATTTGCTTTTCGACATAGATGTAACAAGAGGCGTACTCAAAGCTCTTACTATCGATTCCGATAAGTTTCCGCTCCTCTCTTGGTAAAATTATGTGCAGGATTTCTATTTTTTTATCCAGTCCGTTTTTAAGCATTTCCGCCTCTGAGCCAAAGGCATCTTCCCCAAACTTCTTAAAAGCGTCCCGAACTTTCATTTTAACTTTAGAGGCAATGACATCGACAACACATCGACTAGACTCCTCTACATAGAACTTATAAATAGGTTCAGATCTAAACCTAAATACATCCTTGTCATCCTCAAACACACCAAGAACGGCGGTTCCAAAGGAGCCTAAGTCAAGATAGCATTCGTGGATGGCGGCATTAAAGTTAGTGTTATTTAGTAGTTGAATCATAAGATCCGCTAGGTCTTGCAACCATTTGCGAACCTTAGGGCTTTTATTTATCTCTTGGTCTCTGGCATTGAACTCAAGCCATACTTGTGATGGATTGGTGAGCATTGAGTGTAAGGTATTTGCCAGCATTTCATTAAAATGAACGGCAGAGTTTTCATATATTCTGTGATGTTTTTGATCTCCAGTGGCGCGATTATTGTAACTAAAAACATCATCCTTATTCGGGATAACAAACCTTGCGACATCTTCCCATAGACTATCCCAGTTTTGTCGATTCGACTTCATTCTATTAAAGCGATCGATTAACTTTTTAGCTTTTTCCTTATTCGCCTCTTCCTCAGAGTTTCCTTTAATAATCATTATCTACCTCCGAGAAATAAAGCGCTACGGCCGGGTGCCAGTCGCTTCTGCTGTATGCTTCTTTGTCTATTCATAAACATTTCCGCAATACTGTCTATATCCGCTTGCCCGAATTTAGAGAAGTCGGGGTTATTTTGATAGCTGACATTTTTACGACGGGTGCCCATACCTAAGAACCCACTTCTGTCATAACTGGCTATCTCAGTGACAAATTCTTTTTCCTTAGGTTTTAAATTTCCAATATTAAACCCATCTTTTGAGGTGGTGGTAGATAAAAGATTCCCAGACTGAAGAAATTTTCTAACATCTTTCTCTTCAAACCCTCTTTGTCTTTTTACACTAGTTTGAGAAGAACTACTCATCTATGCCTCCAATTCGTTATAATCGGCCTCGGCCTTCATTAATTTTTTTGTGTCGATCGACCCCTCAAATTCACTACCTCTATCGTCAAGTGAAGAGTAGCCAAAGGAGTCAGCACCATGAGAACTCCAGTCATGTTTTGGCTTTTGCTTGAATACCATTAACTTACTGTCGTACTCTTTTTGATAATTATACAAGCATTCTAGCCCTCTTGCACAATTTTCCTCGTCAAAGTAGGATATTTTAATTCGGTTTCTACTCGCTTCGATGCGATCTTCAATTCGCTGCTTGGGTTGAATAAATACTCTAAGCCCTTTCTTTCGTGCAGTTTCTTGCC